CAAGCCGATGGTGTGGATAAAGCTACCGGCGTGCCACAGAATTGGGCTAAAGCCGCCGCGGATGGTTTCACTCAGTTCTCTGAGAATGATGTTCTCACGTACAATGTGAAATCTCTGGAAGGTATTGATCTGTTGGTTCCTGACAAGGCACAGCAGCTTTACATCTTCCAGACTGGCCTCGCTACTATCCAAACTGCTCGCGCCAATGCGTTTATGAAGTCCCTGAAGGAAGGAACTGCTGAGCCTACGGCAGACTATGACCAGATTGAGCTTGACCTGCGTGTTGGTGTAGACGATGAAGGAACCTATAGCATCAACAAGACTCCTTCTCGCCGTGGTCTGTCCAATGAGGATAAGCTCCGCAAGCAGTTGACTGCTATGGGAGTTTCTGAGGACAAGCAGGAAGCTGTGCTGGCTGCGATGTTGGCTGCTATGACGGCACCGGCAGAGACTACAGAAGCTGAGTAAGTTTACCTCGTTTGTGGTATAAATTCCACGCATGGAGCAAGTTCTTAACGGGGGGCTTGCTCCATGAATTTTTCTTAGCCGCGTCGCGGCGGGAAAGGATGTAGCAGATGTATCTCTACTATGAAACCCACAGAGATGGTCTAGGCACAGTTGTTTTAACTGAAATGCGCATCTCCTCTAAAGGAGATGGACGACTTTATATTGATTTCCGCAATCCTGCAGAGAAGATTCTCTTTGAACTGTGTAAAACAATTCTTAAATATCCACCCGTAGCGCAACGTAGCTATGAGGAGTCTACTAAAGTCTGGAGTTTCTTCGGAGACTGGGGTACACAGGTTATAGAACGTCTCAAGGATGTTACCAAGCCACTTGGAGAAATACAACTTATAGCAGTGGAAGAACTTTCAACACAGGCATTGAATGATCGAATTGATCTTACAGGTAAGCGTAAGCGTTATAAGCCTGAGGATTTCTTCTATAATCACGGCCAACCTGTAGCACAGCTTCAGATGTCCAAAGAAACTTTGTGTGAGAAGTTAAAATCTCTGATGGGTGAGACTCTCGATAAGAGTGCTTACAGACGCGCCGCAATGAGATTTCATCCTGATAGAAATAATGGGGATGGTACTAAAATGAGTGAGTTAAATTCACTTTGGAGTGTGTATAATGCGTGAGAACATCGCAGACATTTTAGGAGTTTTATTTTTTGTTGTTGCAGCTATTCGTATAACAACATTGTACAAACGTAAATAAGGAGAATAAGATGGGCTTTTCAATTACTAATCCCAAAAACGCTTCCGACGCTAAGAAAGCTGCAATAGAAGCTCTCAAAGCATCCACAGCGTTAGCTGCCGGAAAGGAACCCACACAGGCCATGGTGCGGTATATTCCTCCCGGCGAGTGCCCAGATAGAATCAGAGTTGTATTCGATGACTCTGGTTCTATGGGCGGCGAGATAGAGAATGCAAAGAAGGGTGTAGTAGAATTCCTTCGTAACTGCATTCCAAACCAAACTGCTGTAGCAGTACATTTTATGAACACCAAAGAGTGGAGTACAGATTTACGCTCTAATCTATTAGAGCTTGCTGCGGATATTCAAGAAGCTCATTTGAGCAGCGGTGGGACTCCATTCTTTAATACTCTCAAACACGCTTTAGAAGCCACGCCGACACTGACGCGGTTAATCGCATTTACTGACGGCTCACCGTCAGATGCTCTAGCGGCAGACTATGGAGAAGAGTTAGATACTTTTTACGGCTCTAGTGCCGGTCCATGGATAGCCAGCGCCAGCATTATCATTAAAATTGCCAAAGCTACAGGTTCAGGTATCCCTATTGACACTGTATACTTTGGTAACGGTGCAGAATACAACAAGCGAGAAATGGAACTTCTCAAGTATCTCTCTGTCCAAACTGGTGGTTATTTTCTACACTTTGATCCCGCCAAGGTAAACTTTGCCACAGCATTTAAGTATCTCGCACCTGTTAATCGTCTACGGCTTGCTTCTGGTAGTTTTAGAGCTTCTGTAGAAAGTGGAGTACAAAAATAATTTATGCGCCGGCTGTGCTGGCGCTCGAAAGGAGCAGCATGAAACTGACAGAAGTAACACACAAACAGCCGGAGGCGCTGACGGATGAGCAATGGGACACTATCCTCGTAGTTTTGGCGAACGCAATAAGGTGGAGTTGGGTGCCAACGACTACAGTTATGCACATGAAAGCGGAACTCGCTCGTCGCCCCGCTCCCGCGCCTGAGCCTGATTCCGGTTGTGAGTATTGCGGCCCTGTCTGCTACGGCGGCGGGGAGCATAATGCGAGGGTTGGTAGCGGAGAAAAGTGGAAGCCTGAGCCACAGCAGGACGACGTGGCTGTGAGAAAGGAGTCCAAATAATGCTTCCAAGTGAAGCTGCACAAAAACAACGTGAACTTCAAGCAAAGTATTCTCCGTTAATACAGCAACAAATCTCTGTACTAACACGAAAGATGCTGGTACTTGGATTCTCTGCACTTTTTGAACGCATGGTAGAAGGTCCAGTAGTTCGTACTTTCTATTTCCAACCCCAAGGTGAGCCGAAGTTTAGTAACATTCTCAATAAAGAAGAAGAACTCGCAGGCTCACTTGCTGTAGAATCAGTTCGTATTGAACGCTCATTAGGAGAACTCACAATCTCTGTTCCACGAGTAGATAGAGAAATCATCAAGTTTGACTCATGCTTACACAATATGATGACCTCGCCACTCACACAGGGAATGGCTTTGCCACTCTTAATGGGTCAATCCACAATAGGAGAACATCTCTATGCCGACCTCGCAGCACAACCACATTTACTCATTGCAGGAGCTACTAATTCAGGGAAAAGCGTCTACACTGCGCAGCTTATATGCTCTCTGTCTCTTTTTCGTAGCTCGGATGAGTTGGAGTTTATCCTTGTCGATACTAAAAATCTCGACTTGGTTCTGTTCAAAAGCCTGGAACACGTTAAGTACGTACTCGATAACATTAGCGATCTCCGAGCCGCACTTACAGTGTTGCTGGAGGAAGTCAGACTCAGAAATCAACAAATGAGTGGCTTAGCACGTAACATTCGGGAATGGAACAAGCTAGAACAAGACAAGCCATTCAAGTACAAAATCCTAATCATAGACGAGTTAGCTGATGTCTTAGATCAGGATGCTGGTTTTCTAGCACAAATAGAACGCAAACTACGTCCACCGTCTATTCATTCTCTGCTGAAGACTCTTGCTCAAATCAGTCGCGCCGCTGGAGTACATCTTATTCTCGCTACGCAGCGTCCCTCTGTTAAGATTCTCAGTGGAGACATCAAAGCAAACTTTCCAGCAAGAGTATGTTTCAAACTACCTAGCGGGTTTGATTCCAGAGTCGTTCTGGATGAAAACGGCGCAGAGCATCTTTTAGGTATGGGAGATTATCTCTACAAAATCGCTGGCTCAGATACCGTCAAGCGAGCGCACAGTGCGTTCGTTTCTATTAACGACATTGCCCTGATTATAAGTCAGGCCACGGAGATAAGGAGAAGTTATGCCAAGAGCAACTAAGAATCCACAAAAGTCTAAAGACAAACCCACGCTTATTAAAGTAGGAGATCACTACATAGCTCCTGACAACGTAGAAGGTTTCAAGCGAGCACGTCAGGGTTTGTATATTTTGCAGCTCCGTTCTACACCAGAGACAGAGCATCCACTCTGGATTACTGAACGAGAGCTGGAGAAAGCACTTCCGTACTTTAACGTAGTTGGGTTGTAGGAGGATAGCATGGAACAACAGACAAAACAAGAAGCCGACAGACTCATGGAGCGGCAACATCTAGCAGACCAAGAGTTTGAAGCAGATGATTGCTATAGGTGCGGTACAGAGTTAGAAGATGACGAGACTAATGGACTCTGTGACGCGTGCCAACGTGAGCTGCGAGATAAGGAGCTACCAAAGTGAACACCAACCAACAAATCGCCGATGCTATATTTGAGAAGGTATTTGCTGAACTGATACCCTCCTCCAAACAATCCTCCGAAGAAACAGCAGCCCAAGCGAAGATGCTGTATGAGTTTTTTCGCTACGGAACAGTAAAAAGTATCAAAGAAGTTCTTGAGAGCGCCGGGAATACCCGAAGTCTGGAGTATACTACATGAAAACGTCACAAAATGGTATCAATCTCATTAAACAATCAGAAGGGACGTGTTTAACTATAAAGCCTGATAACAAAGGCTTACAAATTGGACACGGACATGACATGAACATTGACGAGATTATCACATCAATAGTTTACGGTGTGGATATAAAAAATGGCATTTCTATGATCCAAGCCGACTACATCTTAGACCGTGATCTCGCCACTAAATACGAACCCGCCGTAGAACGCCTAGCTCCACAAGCTAATCAAAATCAATTTGATGCACTTGTAGACTTCGCTTATAACCTCGGCATTGCTCATCTAGCTACGATGCTACATCATGGTTTCGACAAAGCTCCTGACAACATACCCTCATGGTGCTATGAAGAGATCAACGGTGTAGAAGTAAAAAGCCCAGGTCTAGCAGCTAGACGTGCTGCTGAAGTGAAACTATTCCAAGCATAGTTACGCTTATGCTACGAATATGCGCGGGTCGCGCCTCTTTTGGGGACGACCCGCCCCTAAGTTGTTGAAAACAAACGCTTGACAAGGTGTGTACGGGGTGGTAAACTGCTTGTATGCCATCCCAAAGCGCCCTCACCGTAGCGGTCACAGTTCGCCTCTTCCGGCCTCAAGTCGAAGCCTTAAAAGCCAAATTTCCAGATCTTACTACAGGCTCACTCATACGATCATTACTAACGCTATTCTTAGACGGGCAGATTCCCGTAGCACACACGCTTGCATTGCGAGAGATGGACAGAGCAGAAGAAGCATTGAAGCGTAATTCGAAAGTTGTAGTGTAAAAGCAGTCCACTTCAAAGAAGTTAAGGAGCTTTACAATGGCAGAACCGGAAGACATTAAAGCTGCGTATGACAATCTGGAAGAGGAAATAACAGATGTCGATGATGAGTCAGAAGATAGTGAATCCATATCGGATACCACACCAAACGATGAGCCAGAAGAGATTACCGCCGAAGAAGCTATTTCGACGGATATTCCACTGGTTCCTGTTGAAGAAACAGGCCACTTAACTGCTTTGGTCTGTGATGTATGCCTAGAACTCAATCTCACACATCCAAAATCTATCATAGAATGCGCTCGATGTGGTAAGGCATTCTGTTATCACTATGCTTCAAGCATAGATGTACAGTTTTGTGTGAATTGTATGAGTGATATGGTTGTGGAAAAAAGCACAATCACAAAAACATACGAACACAAAAACGACGAGACAGGGCAACTTTCATTTTATCGTCGTCGTGCCAGAGAAATTAAGATTGGTGGTTTAGACTGGTTATTTGCACAGAGAAAGATTCCAGAGTTGTCAGACACAGAACTTGATCTGACGATTGAGTATCATAGAAATATCTTGGGTCTGATGATAGCAGAGCAGGAGAAAAAACGTGCTGACAAAATGCACAGGTATGCGGGAGTTAGAATACACATACCGACTAATTCTACAACAGATATAACACATTCTACAGTTACGACTGTTAAGAAAACTCGAACAATTTCTAAGAACAAAGCTGCGGAACAACTTGCAACTATTTTGAAAGATTTGCTGGCTAAAGGTATGACACCGGAAGCTATAGCAAAAATGGTAGGAGGAAAAAAGTAATGGCATTAGGAGAATGTAAAAATCCAAAGTGTCCTTGTCATCCAGGTGCTGCTGTATCAGTAGCAGAAACTAGTTTAGATGACAAGCCGTACACGTCAAACGATTCTGATTTAGTAAACCATCCCTCTCACTATACCTTTGGTCGTTTTGAGGTAATAGATGTGTTAGAGGATTGGTTTTCAGACGATCCTTTACTGTGGCAGGTTGTGAAGTATCTTGCTAGAGCGAGGCATAAGGGAAATCTGCTCCAAGACCTTGAGAAAGCTCAATTTTATCTTCAACGTCGTATAGAAAGTGCGAGGAACTAATGAAACCCTCGGTTCAGTTGCTCAAATTTCTAGAGTGTACACCGTTGCCGTGGTTATACTACGACTATACTAAGAAAAAACTTATTGTAGTCGTAGACAATCACATGATGGGTATTTACCGTAACTGCCCACAACATTTTATCAACAGCATGGTTCTAGGTTATGCTAAGAAGTCTGATACTATCATAGACTCTCAACAGCGTATCTGGTTCTTGGATTTTGGTATCATACTACATAAAATGTTTGAGTTGTATTATCAGAATTTCCGCAAGCCTGATTTCGATGTAACCAAGTGGGCCACTGACCGCGCCGTGGCAGAGTGGAACGAGATGGGTATGGATATACACTCTGAGCACAAAGAATACAAACTCATAGGTGGAGTTTATGGACTTGCTGGGATACTGATGCAGTATAGCATGGTTATGTCTCCACAGAATGAGAAGCTCCGTATCATCGGCACCGAAGTAGCCTTTGGTCGGCGCGGCGAAGTTCCACTGCATATTGGTGAGGATATTGAAATCTACCTAGCAGGTAGGCTTGATCTAGTGGTCGATGATGGATATTTTATCTGTCCAATGGACCATAAAAGCAAGGGATATTTCAGTGGTGATCCTGCACTAGAATACGAAACAGATGAAGGCCCAACAGGGTATGTTTACGCACTCTCAAAGATTCTTCCCACATTAGTTCCAGAAGAACAGATTCTCAAACGTGATTGCTCTAAGATTCTGATGAACTTAATTTCCAAGAAAGCCACTGCTACGCCGGAAGAACGATTTAAGCGTGTGGCAATTAGGAAGACCTCATATCAGCTTGAAGAGTATCAAGACAGAATGCTTAGTACAGTTATGAATCTTGTAAGTGATATGGAAAGGTTTGCTAATTTTACTCGTGTACAGCGTAACACAACCGCTTGCTTTAACTGGCACAGAAGTCTTTGTCAGTACAAAGATGTTTGTCGTCAACAGTCTAGGGATGCAGAACAAGGCACTCTAAACAATGGCTTCATCAAACTGCCTATCTGGAATACAGAAGCAGTAAAACCCACAACGTAGGAGCAGGAGAACTTAATGAGACAAACAAAGTTAGTTGGTCTAGCAGTGTTAATTTTAGCTTGTGTGTTCAACATAGGTTATTTTGCATTGCAAGCTGGAAAAACATCTAATCCAGTGTGGATATTACTTGACATACTCATGGGAGCAATCACTGGAATTCTCATCATAACTTTTTATGACGTATGGGAAAGCTACTAACTCAACCAGGAGCAGGAGAAGGAACTAAAATGACCACGCAACCTATCAAAACCTATGTAGCACTTAACTCAATTCCACATTCAAAGATCGGTCGGTGTAGTGAGGTTCTTGGCAACCAGAATCAATGTTGGAAAGCAGGGGATTTTCAGATAACAGTAACAACACCGCCAGAGGGTGAAGAGACAGTACCTACGATAGTGACTTATCAGAAGTGCCGTCGTCATGCTCAGGCGGAAAGGGATGCTGATGGTTCAGTGGTAGAGATATTGAAAGCTGAACCAGAATCTACATCAGTGACAGAAGTTAAACCAGCTACTCAGAAACAAGTAGGTCAGAAGGAGATAGTGAAATGAGAGAGTACACAATCTCATACAGCCGAGCAAACAAACGTAGCACAAAGGTAAAAGCTGATGCCTTATTTGTAATGAGTAATGTTTTAATCTTTGTGTTTGGTATAGTATCTGGTGAGATTGTTAATCCCGCCAAGATACTTGATATCGTAGCAGTTCTTCCTATCAATGCAGATATGCGAGTAACAAGTGTAAAAGTTAAACCGTAGAAGTAACTCACAGAGAGCAGGGTCACAATGTCAACAACACCAAGTCCATTCACTAACATGATAGGAGTGCGCTCTGAGGACGTACAAGCCTCAGAGCGTCTCAAAATTGCAATCATGGGAGTTCCGAAAAGTGGTAAAAGCTGGCTTGCTGCAACAGCACCGGGACCAATAAGATACTACGACTTTGACGACCGCGCCGAGTCACTGGAAGGTAAACCGGGATTGTACATAATCAGTCCTCCGAAGCTCACAATGCTAACAGTAGAATCTGACTTGTCAGTAATGAAAGCAAATAAGGCTAAGGGTCTGCCACTTCCAACAACTGTTGTCTTTGACTCCATCACCTTCATGGTCAGAGCTATGGAAGAAGAGATTCGCCGACAGGCTGGTACACTCTTTAAGGCTATCAAAGTCGGAAATTCTACCGTAGTCTACAAAGGAAAAGATTGGGATGTTGTAGTAGGAATTCAAAGATACGTAGAATATCTGGTAGCGGAACTTACTACACTTGGAGTTAATTTTATCTTTGTTTTTCACGAAAGAGATGAAAAAGACAATGCTGAGTCTACAAAAGATGAGACTAAGTATACTGGCAAAGTAATTGTCAGTCCTCAGTATCTTCAGAATAGCCTTAGTCTTTTTAACGAGGTTTATCGCATTATCGTAACAGGTAAACAGGAGTATAAAGTTACCTGCAAGCCAACGTATGATGTAACAGCCTCAACTACAATGCTCCTCGACGCTGAGGAGAAGCCAAACATCATGGATATGATAACAAAACACAGGGCTAAGAGAGCGGCGCTGCCCAAGAACGCGTCCAAGTAACAGCGGCAATGCCGCTCAACCACTACAAAAGGAGCAGTTACTATGGCATTTCAAATGGGTTATACCAAAGACGAACTTAGTGGTGCACAGCCGGTTCCAGCAGGGAAGTACACACTCCAGCTCAAGGGTTTTAGACCAAGGGCATCAAAAGATGGTCAGTCTGTTTCTCTGAACGCTGAGCTTGCTATTGTAGGCAACGCAGAATACGATGGTCGAAGGGTATTTGCAGGATTGAACTCTAAGGCAGGATTTATCCTGTTTGATTTCGTCCACGCCGCAGGTTTACAAATGGACGAAGTACAGGATGAGTTTGCCGGGACAGAGAAAGCGAGGCTCACTATTCCTGGTATTTTCGACGGTGCAGATGTAAACCCGGATGATCCGTCGAAGTGGTCTTATCAGGGACCACTGCTTAATAGGACAATGGAAGTTGAGTTGGCAGAAACGGAGTACCAAGGTAAGAAGCGTAATGAGATTCGGCAGTTTTACTGTGCCGTACCGGGATGCACTGAGAAGCATAGCACGAATCTGATCAAGGGTTAGCAGATGGGCAGAGCCGAACCTGGCTCTGTTAATGCTAGAAGCTGGTCCAAACTCCAGCACAAAAAGGAGCAATTAGATGAGCTACCATGATCTAAGTGAATGTACCCTCTCAGACAGTGAGCGTTTAGCAGAGGCGGATAAGATTTTAGCTATGTTAGATGCGGATAAGATTGTAGCTATGTTAGATGCGGATGATGAAGTAATGAGACTGTCAGATAAAGAATACGATTTCATTAGCAAACAAAGGAACAGTGTTTATTGCTCTGTCAAACAACTCTTTTGGCTTCGTGATATAAAGGATAGGGTGCTATGACTACCACACCAGAAGAAATTGAGAAGTATAGAAGACTTCCTCCATATCTAAAACAAGTGGCAGTTTTGCTTGCTTCAGGATGTTCTGTAGCAGAAATGGCTTTTCTCACTGGTCTAAGTGAAGTAACTGTACGTGCGTATAAAAGCAGATTATATGATGCTACAGGAATTCGTACAGGTCTAAAACTAGCCGTGTTTATCGTACGGCATCCACAGATTGAGAAAATGTTGAGGGAGTCTCTCTAGTGCCCTACATCGGACCTAAAGGCAATCCGAAAGCACCAATCTGGTTCATTCTAGAGAAGCCTTATTCTAGTGACAAAGGCACACTTTTAAGTGGAGGCATGGGATATGTCTTGGATAAGATGCTCAAAGAAGCTAAAATCAACTCCAGCGATTGTTATTTCTGTAGCCGTGCTCCTAATACTGATGATCTTCATGCCTATGCTAATTTGGATAGTGAGCTTGATCAGTATGCTCCACCGCTTGTTTGCGTGCTTGGAGATGTAGCAGGATGGTTCCTGCCACCGCTTAGGGAGCCGAGGTCAGTAACTACTTCAGCAGGACAGTTACAGAAGTATGCAGGCTCTCTTTTACATTGCCCTTCTCTCCAACATCCACATTACATGATGCCTTTGTACGCACCTAATAGGTGCGTAGCAGATTGGACAGAGCGAAATGTTACGACGTATGTGGATTTGCAAAAGCTGAGAGACGAGCTGGAATGGTGGAAAAAGAATGGCAGTCTGAAGCCTTTACCAGAACGTACAATGAAATATCAGGATATGGAATTAGATGAAATTCTAATGTATCTTGAGCGTTTCAAAAGTGCCAAGATTTTATCAGATGACATCGAGAATCCTATATGGAACAGCAAAGACTACAAGCCGCATCCTGGGTATCCGTTCTTGCTAGGATTAGCAGATTCGGCTACGTTTGGAATAAGTTTCAGACTTTTTCGAGATAAACCTAGTGAAAACAGAGAACTTTGGAGACGTTTAGATGCTCTCTTTTACAATGTTCCAGTGTTACTGGGTCAAAATTTCTTCAACTATGATGCCTTGTTCCACAAAATGCTTGGTTTCCGTATTCGCCTTGAGCGGGTGCAAGACACACTCATTCGTCACCATATTCTGTGGCCTGAATTAGGACATAAGTTACAGTTTATGACACGGCAGTATACACGTGAGCCTTATTATAAGGATGAGGGTCACGGATGGACAATGAGGCACATGGATAGGTACAGACGGTATAATTGTCTGGATGCGTGTGTGACGAGAGAAATCTATGATGCACAAGAAGAAGAATTTCAACAAAGGAGTCAACTGAAATGAGAGATGTAATCACAGCAATCCAACAAGAAGATAAGTTAATTGCTAATTGTGCTAAAGTATTTGGTTCCAAAAAAGCCAAAGAAGAAGCTCATAGAATAGCAAGTAGAACAGAAAAGAGAATTCGAGATGATGGAAAAATTCTTGCTGTTATGATTCCAGAGATTTTAATTAGTAGAATGAAGGAGAAGAACAAATGAGCACTAAAGACGAAGCGACTAAACAAGCAGGTAATGAGTTGTTACGTGAGGCTATCAAATATCGCGTCGCATTTAAGGAGATTGAAAAAGAACTAGCAGAAGTTAAATTACACGTTGTATTTACGCTTCCGCCAGTAGGAACATTTATGAAGAAACTGGTAGCGATAGTGGAAAGCGTGAAGGATAAATAGTGACAGATCGAGTTACAAACTCGTATGAACACGCTTTACAAGCTGCCTATTACTACATAGGCAACCGTGGTATCTGCGTCAACACAGATCGCATAGCAGAGGCTAAGGCCATCGTTAAAGCAGAAACCTCGCGCCAGCTTGCTATTGCGGCTAACCAGTGGAATGTAAAGGTTTTCGTTGGCGCGGATGATACGATGCCAGAGGGTTCAATCAATTTAAACGCTACACAGGGTAAGTATGCACTTCTGACAGGACTAAAGACACTGGGCTATGAAGTTGTCAAAATCACTAAGAAAAACAATGAGGGAGAGTATGAACAAAACTACAGTACCGGAGAACTCGCGCTTCAAAAGATGCTCGGTAAAAATCAGTTTAACTATCCCGGAGGCGATCCAGCTCTTAGAGCGATACTCAAAGTGCGTGAACTTGGAAAACTCTACTCCTCTTACCTTAATGCTCGACTCTTATCTAGGGGAGGACAGAGTTTTTTTCTCACTAACTACAATGTCGCAGGAACTCTTACTGGACGACGAAGCTCTAGAAGACATACTTTCGGCTTTGGCAACAACGCCCAGAACTTTCCGAAGCACTCAGACGTAGCACAGATGTATCGTCGTTGTCTTGTCGCCAGACCTGGAAACATCTTCCTAATGGTCGATCAAGTATCTGCCGAAGACTGGCCAGTGT